CGTAAGCCTACACCAATATGCACAATCCAACTACGTTCTGCAAGCACTTCAACGCGCTGATGAAGGTGATGATGGTAACACATATGTAGCTGCAATGACAATTAAAGACCAAAGTGGACAGACAATGTTCTTCTCTAGTCAGACGATTATTGCTACTACTCCTGATGTTACTTTGTCTAGCACCACAGAACAACGTGACTGGACATTCTTCATGTTCAATACTGACAACTACATTGGCGGTAACACCCCATTGGATGCTGCTGCTGTTCAAGCTGTTAACGCAGTAGGTGGTGAAGTTGATCCACGCTGGCAAGCATAACTAGCCTTATAAGGGCTTGAAATATAGCCCTTTAACTCTAAGGAGAAGTTATGACCACGCTGTTTAATTATGTTCCAGAATCAGTACAATGCCTAATTGCTGGATTTATCCCAATTGCAGGGTTTGTCGATGGTACATTCATCTCTGTTGATAAAGATGAAATGCCTTACAGCAGTGTACGGATGCCTGATGGGACAATAGCAAGAAAGTATAACAACAGTCAAACATATACAATTACAATTACTTTACACAATGGTGCTGAGACTAATAATCTTCTCACTAAATTGTGGCAAGTTGATGAGATTACTCAGAGGGGTAAGTTTCCCCTTTTAATCAAAGATCAAAGTGGTAGTGACTTATTGTTCTCCACTGAATCTTGGATTGAAGGGATTCCTAGTCTCACAAAGAGCAATGCAATTGATAGTCGTGTGTGGGTGATTAAATCTGCTTATGCTGTTATCAACATTGGCGGCAACGAAGAAGTCAGCTCCTTGTTGAATGATATTACCAACATTGCAGTTTCTGCACTACCGGGATTGGGGCTATTCTAATGTCTAAAGTATTTTGCTATAGTCCAAAAGAAGTAGTCCTTACCTTCGGTGGTTATACAGTAACAGGTTGGCAGAGTATTTCAATTGCAAGAAGTGTAGATGCTTTCAAGCCTATTCGTGGCATTCGTGGCAAACATACACGAGTAAGAAATGCTGACACAAGTTGCATGATTACTATTCCACTGCTTCAAACTTCTATGAGTAATGATGTATTCTCACGGATTCATGAGCTTGACCTTCAGAATGGTACAGGGCGTATTTCCCTTACAGTGAGTGATCTGAAAGGTACAAGTGTATTCAGTTCTGTAGAAGCTTACATTGTAGGATACCCTGAAGTTGTCTACTCTGGTGAGTTTGAATATCGTCAGTGGAGAATCTTCTGTCAGACAACTGGTAGTTACACTGTTGGTGGTAATGCTCAGATTGTCAACATCTTTAGTGGTATCTTTGGAGCTGCTTCTGGATTGGCTAACAGTGCTATTGATACTGTTTCCAACATTTTCTAAACAAACAATAGATTTTAAGACTGTCATGGAAACGGTCTTAAAGTTTTACAACACTAAATAATGAGAGATATTTATGAGTAAGCTTAATATGAATGATGTAGCACTTCCTCAAGAAGTGATTACAGTTGATGAAGTAGATTATTTGGTTACTGCACTCCCTGCATCCTATGCATTGCAGTTTATGGAGAAGTACCAAGAAGCCATTCAAACAGGTAAGAGTGATCTTGCCACAATGCGTGAAGTAATTGTTAAGTCGGTTGCTAAAGATAACAAACAAATTACAATCCAGTCGTTCGATGTTATTTTTGCTAGACGTTTTATGCACCTATCTTCTTCGTACCAAGCAGTGCTGAACTACAACTTTGAAGACGTTTTTACCGCTCCCGATTCCGAGGACTAAAATCCAAAGAGTCGGGTGGCAATAGTAGTACACCCCTTGAGCGTAAGATAGCTGAAGAGTTTTCCCAAAAATGGGAAATTTACCGAGTAGCTACACATGAGCTGGGTGGTTTGCATTTGATAGCTGACATGGATAATAAATATTCCATTGGACAGCTCTATAGTATGCTTGAAGTGCTAGATGTACATGATTCCATAAAGAAGGCAGCCCACGATCAGGCTATTCTAGAACAAAAACAGAAATCTGCTAAGGGGTAATGCCTTGAAAATTGCTGACTATTTTGTTGCATTAGGTATACAAGTAAATAAGCAAGATCAGAAGAAAGTTGACGCTTTCCTTGGGAATCTTGAGAAAGGACTTAAAGGTAATGTCAAGGGCACTACAGACCTTGAGAAAGCCGTTAAGAAAGAGACTAAGACTACAGTAGATGGTGCTAAGAGTAAAGTCTCTGCTCAAAAGGCTGTTAATAAAGAGACAGCTGCTGCCGTCATTGTAACAAACAAACTGACACAAGCAGTCACTAATCAGCAGAAGGTTATTAGGCGAAACGCCGAATCCATCAACAAACTGTTCCCTGCAATGGGGAGAAGTCCACTACCATCTCGTAGTCGTGACCGCGCAGATGCTGTGTCTATCTATAAGGATATGTTCAAAGCTGCTGACGTGAGGATTAAAGACCTCAACAAACTTGCAAACAAAGTTCGTGAGGAGGGAAATCTACTAGGGCGTATTGGTAGAAACTCCCCTCACTTCGCAAACCTCCCCAACATGGGTAAAATGCGTGAAGTGTCTGCACTTGGACGTATTGGGAAAAATGCACAAGCATTTAGCTCATACGGTAGGGTTGGCAACTACCAAAGCAGTAAAGCACAAAGAGTGTCTGGAGAAGTATCTGCACTTGGACGTATTGGTAGGAATGCTTCTACCTATGGAGCACCAAGCAGGGGGTCGTTACAAGAACGGCTTGCGGCGTTCAGGTCTAACCGTGTTGAAGGTGTCCAAGTACAGAGTCAAGTTGAAGCTTCTGAGCGTAGAATACTTGACCTTAAGCGAAGAGAAGATAGTCGCAGATTAACACATCAGCAAACAGTTGAACGTATGGCACTACGTCACGAACAGAAACTTGCTGAAATTCGTGAAAAGAATGCAGTTAAACTCAGTAGAGTAACGAAGCCAAGGGTGAGTAGTGGAGGCGGGTACAACCCTACACATAACATCGCCCACGCGAGCGGGCAAGTGTTCTCCGACAGATTCAGCCTCGGTTATGGGGTGTTGCCTCCGCAACTACTTGCAGCCGCTGCACCATTAGCAGCAGGTGTTGCTGTACAACAAGGTAGCGTCGCTCTAGGTAATAGTCAAGCATTACGTGAACGCCAGCGTATACAATTGGATATTGCCAGTGGTGAGTCTAGTCGTTACGGGAAAGACTTTTCTAATAAACGCTTCTTTGAGTTAAGTAATCAGCTTGGCGTTGAAGCTGAACCTATGATTGACCCTTACGCAAAGTTTATGAAGCAAATGCTTACTCAGGGACGTACAACTGACGAAGCATTTGGTATCTATAAGGATATGTCTATTGCAACCCGTTCTGCTGGCCTTGGTCAAGTTCAGATGGAACGTCAAGCCTATGCGTTACAACAAATCTTTGGCCTTGGCTATGCACAAGGTGATGAACTGAATAGACAGCTAGTAGATGCCAACCCAGCTATGTTAGGTTATATCAGAAAAGAGTATGCCAAACAAACTGGGAAAGATGAAACAACATTTAAAGATGCTGTTTCCAACAGAGAGATTACTTCTCAGCTCATTATTGATGCTTATAAAACAGCAGCAGCGGCTGGTATGGGACGAGTACAAGAGTTCTCCAGTACAGTGCAAGCTGATCAAGCTCGTTTGACCAACGTGATGCTTGAAGAGCAAATGTCTCGTACGCTTTCGGACGAAGTTATCCCAAGTATGAGGGAATATGTAAAAGCTCAAAAAGAGATGTATGAAGCAATGAAACCGTTTCGTGACTCTATGTATGAAGCAGCAGCCAGTGTACTTTCTTTGAGTGCAGCAGCTCTCAACTTTGCAGCTCCTTACACTAAAAAGGTTGGGGAGATGACGCAAGATAGCCCTGCATTGAAAGAGCTTATGTCAAACCCTATGTGGCTGATTCCAGATCATCCGCTTACTATGGTATTGAAGTATAGTGGTTTGACTAATGATGCTATGAATGCCCGTAAACCTGAAGCTCCTCCTACAATGTCAGGAATTGATTTCCTAAGACGATCTAAAGAAAGTTTTATGGGTGGTGGTCAAACTCAAGTTATGGTACAGCCTGGGGCGTTTGTTATTAATACACAAGCAACTGATGCAGAGGAAGTAGGGAAGTTCACTGTACATTATTTCCAAACTGAGCTTCAGAAAACCTTGATGCAAAACCCTAATACTGGAGGCTAGTATGTCATTCGCACTAGGCTGGGAAGCTGACTCTATTCAAGCCGGAGGCTTCCTCTACTTTGATGCAGTAACCAACTGGAATCGCTCGTTTACAGGGCAGACTACACGTCACCCTGTTGATGCTGGCGGCAACGTAACAGATCACTACATCAACAACAATCCAGTCTTTACAATGAGTGCTGTAATTAGTGGAACTGATTTGTCAATTTCCACAATTGCCTTGCAGAATGAGAATGGTGACGTTCCCTACAATGCAAGGCCAGCCCCCACTGAAGTTCTAGTCAGTTCAGACGACCAAAGTTTGCTGATGAAGTTTGTCCCTAACGTCATTGGGCAGTTCCTCCCCGACACTCTACCACAGGTAGTGATGGACGATGTTAGGGGAGACACTACAGAAGAGATTCAAGATATTCTTGTCAACCTCCAGTCGGGAGAGGGCTTCAACCAAATAACTGGTCAATTTGAAACACTCATTCGCCCAGTAGTTTTGTATGAGACAGATGGGTTTCTTACTCTGGTTCGCAAACTTCCGGCAGATGATACTACCTTCTTGGTCATCACTTCTATCAATTTTAGAGAGGACACCGAAACTGGCTTTGCGTTGTACGCAGATATTACCTATGAGCGTGTACGTTTTGCGAACTTGAAGAAAGTGCGGATACCGCCTGATGTAGTTCAAGCTGCACTAAGAAAAAAGGCTACAGATAAAAAATCTCTTGGTAAATGCGACAGTACACAGAAAGACACCAACTCATCTGCTTCTGTAAAAGCCTCTAAAGAAAACACAACTGGGATATTCCCAATCTAATAGGAGAGATTTATGGCTGACCTTTATGTAGACCTCCTGTTAGACGATTCCCCTATCTATGAATACTCTGTATCTCTGGAAGGTAACTCTTACATTATTGAGATGATCTATAACGAACGTTCTCAGTTATATTTCATGTCTCTTTATGATGCTGATAGAAACCCTATTGTCTTGAGTGCTGCTTTGGTTCCCGGCTATCCAATCATGTTTGATTATGCCCTACCAAACCTTACAGGATTCTTCTTGTTGATCCAGAAAGGAACTCTTGAGTCTGAACCATATAAAGAGTTTCCAGATAAACTTAAACAATATTATTCGTTGGTGTATACGTTCCAAAGCGAGGATTAAATGCAGCCACAAATCAACAGAGCGTATGAACTGATCGTTGGTAATGCAGTCTCTGGTGAAGGGCTTCAGATTAATGATCTTCAAGTTACGTTTGATATTAGTAAG